TATCGCCTTTGTCACCCTTATCACCCTTGTCGCCCTTGATGCCGTTGACAATGGTGTATGTGCCGTCGTCCGACACCACGGAATTGATGAACTTCAGCCGTGAACGCTGCGTGAGGGCGTTTCCGTCCTTGTCGTAGATGATATGGCCGGAAGATGCAATAGTTGTCCACGCCACATTGTCGGCGGATATTTGCAGGGTATTGTCCGTACCAAGGCGGATATATTTAATTGTAGACAGGTCGGCAGACCGCGTGATGCTGTCAATGCCGTCAGCGGCAAGTTCTGGAAGGAGCGTCCCGTTGAGATACGTCTTAATCAGATTTGCCGCCACGTCGAATTTTGCTTTAAGTTCTGTTGCAGACAGCCCGCCGACATCGTTCGGCTCATCATCAAGAGCAGATACAATGTTGAGGTTGTCGGTCAGTGAGGTTAATGCCATATAATCACTCCTATTTCACGTTGCCCGTGTAGGCAACACGGAAGTCTGTTGACAATATCGTGCAAGTCGCGTCATTGGAAGCGTCTTGAAAAATGAGCTGATACAGCGCAAATTTCTTGACTTTCAGCCGAACACGGATAACTTGCGCCCTGCGGTTGGTGGAAAAGCTCCAATGCGCGAAATTAGCCGCCGTGAAAGTGGCGAGCGAGGACGCAACAACGGTTTCCAGATACCCGCTTTTTCTGTCGCTTTGCGCGGTCACGGTAACACGGGCGTTACTCTCCGGCTTGATGCTTATCCAGAGCGTAGTTGAAAACTTCCTCTGCCACTCGCGGGAAAAGTCTATCGAGCCGCTACGCCAGTAGCAGTCTATCGCCGCGCCATCGTCGCTCTTGTAATCTCTTGAAACGTGGCAGAATTTACCGCTTGCCGTGCCGATATACATTTCGTTGCCGACCATGACAAACGCCGTAGCGGGGAACGCAGAGTACACAAACCATGTGTCGGATGTGTAGTTATACAGAACGGCGTTTCCATTCCAGTAGATGTAATAGTCCTGCTTGTACTCGTTCTCAAAGGTGATGCACTCACTGAATGTGAACCCGGAAAGCGTGTTCTCCACTCTCTGCGAAATGCGCTTTGCCTGCCGTTCGTCCAAGGTCAAACCGTTTGAGCTGTTCCTCCACTGATACACGCCGCCGCCGTGGAGGGAGAACGGATAGTTGGTTATTAACCGTATCTGCCCCGGAGCTTCGTTGCCGATGTTTCGGTTAACAGGGGTCACATAGAACCCTGCCGTCACTGTGCCATCCGTCAGTGTGATGGGGGCATACGCTATGGAAAACGTGGATGTAGACTTGAAAACAATCAGCCGGGAAAACTGCCTGCACATTCCCGTAATCGGCGTGTTGCTGTCGCCTACCGCCATCACATTGAGGTCGGGGAAGTATTCAGCCGTGGGCTTGCCGTTAACGTCTATGCCGCTGTACACGGCTTCGTTTGAACCGTCGCCGTACAGGAACACGCGGTTGTCTGTCGTGCCGTTGTACTGCTCCGCAAACCGCATCCCGGTTATCTTCGCCCGGTCATTGGCAGAACCAGTCCACCAGATTTGCACATTGTTGATGCCCGTTGCGGGCGCGGCTGTAAACGTCACGGCCCCGGTCGTAAGGTTAACGGTGTAATCTGTGGTCACAGTCTTTTCAACACCGTTGACAGTGACCTTGTCCACGCTCACAATGCCGGTTTCCGCAAGCTGGTAAAGCGTCGCTGTGCCGTTGGATGAAAACTGCTGCGATTTCTTTGCCGTCAGCTTGTTAACCGGCTCATACGCCGTACCGCCGCCAGCCGGGGGCGTGGCGGTATAGACGCACGGCACATAGCCGGAAACCACGGCGTAGGTCGTGCCATCCCATGAGCGATATTCAGACCCATCAAGGATATACACCTTGCCGCCAAACGGGAAGAAGAACACACGCACGTCAGCGGCAACAGCGCCCAATTCGGTTTTTGTTCCTGCGGAAACCTCCAGCTTGTAGACCTTGCCGCCAGCCGCCGCAAGGGTGTACTCCGTACCGCCCACGTTGCCGTTCCATAAGCCCTTGCATCCCGCGCCAAGGTCTGCCACGGTTTTATAGCCGGGGCGTTTCTGTAAATGCCCCTCTTTCGTTATGCGGAAGTTGCGCATTTCGGCGGCTTCGCCCATTTTCAGCGCGGTGTCGCCGTCCGGGTTCTCGTTCAGACCAAGCCAGCGTTTTATCTGAAAAGTGGCTTCCTGTTGCGACGCGTTTATGTTTGCCATGTCACCACCGCCCAAAATTGTTGTACGGCGTGTAGCTCAAACCGTAAACGTCTGTGATGGCCTCAAACGACGCAGGAGCGTTTTTCAGCTTCTCGCGCATTTCCTCATACCGCTGGTTGAAAAAGCCCGCCATGACGTTGTTCTCGCCCAGAAGCAAGTGTGCCGCAAGGCCATAGGGAAGCACCGTTGCGCAAAGCGTATCGTCCAGTCCTATCGTGCTGTCGATGGTTTCTATAACGGGGCAGACGGGGCGCGTCCCGTCAGCGTTGAGGGTATATGTATCTGAATACGGGTACAGCTCACCGCACAGCACATTCAGAATGTTCGGTGTCCGTAGTTTGTATTCTTTGGTGTCGGTTGTATCTGTTGCGCCGGTGTTCTCGTTCATTTCGTCCATAAGGGCGATTGCAAGGTCAAACACGCGCTTTGCCGTAGTAGACATAGGGAATTACCCCTTTCTTTGAAAAATGGGGCAGAGAGTAATTCCCTGCCCCTATGCGATTGATTATGCTATGGTCAGCTCGAAGATTGCGGAGTTCACGCTGCCGCTCTTGCTTGCGTAGGCGCGGACAACCGTGCCGGACGCGGGAGAAGTGAACGCGGTGGAGTAGGTCGCGGCGGTCGCGGAGGTCTTGGGGTTGGAGCCGTCCACGGTGTACTTGATGGTGGAGCTGCCGGTGGAGCAGGCAAGAGTTACCTTGCCGGAGGCGGTTGTGCCGTTGTCGCCGGTAGGTGTTGCCACGGTGCCGGACTGGGAGTAGACGTAGATGCCATTGCACTTGTTGGCAAGCACAAAGCTGTCATAACGCCACAGACCCTGCATCAGAGTGCCGCAGACGTTTTCGGAGTTGGTGATAGCACGCAGGAGCTTCATCTTCATGGGGTCAACAGAAGCCTCTTTGTACTTAATCATAAACTCAACGCCGGCGGGCATGAGGTCGTCGGGAACAGACACAACGGGGTAGCCGCCGATGGTGGTTATCTGACCGTTGACAATCTGCTTGTTGACGGCGGCATCGTTGTACTTCAGCTCGTCAGCCAGCTTGCAGGCAATCGCCACGGTCTCAGTCACAAAGCACACGCGGTTTGCATGGGGAACGCGCTTGTTGTTCAGCGCGGCATGACCGGTGAGAATAGCCTCAACGATGGTGGTCTTGCTAAGTGCGGTACCGTTAATCAGCCCGAGGCCGGCACCGTTCGCCCAAACACCCAGACGGTACTTGTCGATTTCGGGAATAACCTGCTCATCCCAGAACTGCTTCATGAGCGCCTGGGACTTCTTGATGAACATCTGGTCCTGTACGTTGGTCTCGTCGATGCTCTCATTGAACGACTTCTTGTTGAGAAGCTGATAGGTGTTGATTTCGTCCTCAACCTCGTGGATAGCGCCAAAGCGGCTATTGCCGGCGGCGGGGGTGAGGGTGTAATCGTTAATGTTTGCCTTGCCGAGCGTCCACACCTTGATGGCGTTGGAGCCGTCAAAAGTGTACTGGTTGGAAGTCCAGTTGTCAGTGAACGAGCCAGTGGTGAACCGCTGGTCGAGCTTGGTTTCATACTTAGTAGCGAGATTGTAGGTAGGCATAATTTATTGTCCTTTCTTATATCGGCTCGCTACCTACAAGGCTCATGTGATTCAGTTTTCGTCCCAGAGCATATCTATCAAGTCCCGTTCGGAACCTGCGCCCTTGGTCGACTGTGAGCCTGTGGAGCGAGATTTGTTTATCTGTTTCTGCTTTATCTGCTCCGCTTCGGCTTTCAGCTTGTCGTTTTCAGCTTTGAGCTGTGCGCGTTCGTACTTGGCATAAGCCGCCGCAAGGGTTTCTCCCTTATTCACATCTGCCCACACAGTAGCGGGGACAGCATCCTTATCCGTGGCAAGTTTGGCAAACACGTCCGGGTATTCCTTCTGGAACGCCGTTATATCGTCCTGCCGTTTCTTTTCTGCCAATGCCTGTTCGTCTGCGCCTTTGGCGAGCCTCGCCTTTTCAGCCTCAAGCTGTTTGCGCTCTCGTTCTATCTGCACACGTCCCAGCGCCACGGCGGGGTCTATACCCTCACGCGCGGCGAGCTGTTCAGCCATCACACTGTCTATGAGTTGGTCGAGCGTCTTTCCCTGACTGCTCGCCATCTGCTCAAAAAATGACAGCTTATCCTTTGCCGTGGTCAGTTCCGAAAGCGTATCTTCGTGCTTCTGCCTAATGCGGTCATAGTCCATGCCCTTTTGTGCAAGGGTCACGGCTTCGTCCTTAGACACCACCTTTTCCGCTCCGAGGTAATTCAGGGTGAAGGTTTGGTTGCCATCATCCGGCGTTACATCATCTGCGGCTTTTGTGCCGTCTGTCTGCTCCGCTTCGTCGTGGGTCGGCTGGTCTGCTTCTCCACCGTCTGCGGCCTCTCCGTCACCGTTGGCTTCTGCCGTGGCTCCCGTTTCCGTTTCTTCGCCATCGCTGACGATGTCCGAAAAGTCGATGTCGTCCCAGCTTTCGCCGTCTGTGATTTCAAGGTTGGTTTTCTCATCCATGAGTAGTCCTTTCTCGCCTATGGTTGGGCGATTGAGATGTATTTACAACCGCGCTATGGTTGGCGCGGGCTGGGTATTTGTTTAAGCGGGGATTTCGTGGGTTTCGTTCACCTTGCGCTGGAGCGCCTTGTACCCGCCGCCGCCCTCTATCGGGGCAGGCTGACCTGTCTCGGCTATATCGCCCTCCGCGCTTTGCGGCTGGTCGCCGCCCATTTGGGGCATGACAGGGGAGGGCTGCTGCTGCAACGCCCTGTATTTGGCAAGAAGCTCTTGCCGCTTTGCTATGTACCCGTCCGGGATGCGTTCCAGATAGTCCACAATGTCTATCTTCTGGAGCTGTAACAGGTTGTCCAGCGTCTGCATAGACGCGATTTCAGACCAGTATGCCGATGCGCCCACATCCAGTTTCAGCAGCATGGGTAGCCCCTTGAGCTGACCAAAATCAAACATGACCTGCATCTGCTGTGTCGCAGGAACGCCCGCAAACTGCGCCACTTCGGGAGGCAGAACATCAGTCACCGCCATGTCTACTGCCCGCTTGCCGTAGTAATTCGCCATGAACTCTATGTAGATGCGCCCCAAGTCCTCCACACACTGGTAAAGGTTTTGCTTCGTGATTTCGGACGGGATGGACGCGGCTCTCTGCAACGCTATAATTGCGCTTGTGTTGTCCGGCCTTGTATTGCTCAAAGCCGCAGAAGTCGCGCCTGTGAAGTTTTGCGTGTTCTGTATCGCGCTCTCGATGAACTGTGACACCTGCGGGGATATCTGCGCCGGTTCAATAATCTTCGCCACGGTGTCTACTGGCCCGTTGATGCCTATACAGGCACCGACTTGATTTGACCACTTGTCTACACGAGTCTTGTCAAAAACGGTTTTCGGGAACGCTGATATCATTAGCGACATCATGCCCATGGCGTATG